TCCACGTGAGCATCGCTAGTCCCTCATTCTTCTGCCCTTACCGGGTCAGAGATGTTTGACAAACCGGCTTTCGCCGTTTCACCGGGCCTTCGGGGTCCGCCGTAGCTTCCCGTTAGCTCATCCCTGCTCCTGTAAGGGGTCCGCATGAGGTCTCACGCTTCCCGTACCGATTGCAGTTGGCGGATTTTCTCAAGATCCGCCATAACTTGCACTCCCCTAAAACTTTCCTTCGCCCTTCAGGGCCGTTGCTGCCTCAACTGCCTTCGACCTAATCAACTGGTCGATGTCGCCATTGGCATCGCCACTGGCTTTCAATGCTGCCTGCAAAGCTCCCATCGGCCGGGCTCCACCGTCTCCCTGCGGGATGTAATCTTCTCCACCCCCGCCAGGCATTCCCATTTCCGCAATCCGTTGCTTGTAACGCTTATCGGCCTCAGCATTGATCTCGGCTTCCCGGGCCTTCTTGTCGCGAACCGGAGCCAACATCTTTTCGCCAACCACGAACGGATCGAAGTTGTTCTCCTTGCCCATCAGGTCAAAGAGTTCCTTCTGCTTTTCTGCCGTCCAAGGCTCGCCTGCTTCCTTCTCGTACTTCGCGGCCATAACCGCTGTCGCCGCACTGAATCCAGCCACCATCGGAATCGTCTTCGTGTTGAAGTCCGTCTCCCGAGCCTTCCACTCGTTACCGAATTCTTCCTTCGCCAACTTGCGGGCTTCGCTCTGGACGAGAGCATTTAACTCGTCCTTCGTCACGCCACCACTTGCCGTCACAATTTCCTTGACGCGCTTTTCAAGTTCCTTCGGGTCCATGTCTCCTCCAGCTACAGCCGCCGCCGCGATTTGTCTTTCAAGGTCTGCCTTCTGAGCCGTCCACAACTCTTCCCCTGTGTCGACATCGAAGACTCCCTTTTCCTTGAGTTCTGCCAGCTTTGCATAGGTCGTATCCGACCACGGCTTCATTCTGGCTTGGTACTCCTCAAGTTCGGTGAGGCGCTTCTTCTTGCTGGAGATTTCATTCATCTCCCGACTGAACTCGTCTTGCCGCAACCAGCCCTTTTTAAGTTCTGGTTCCTTTGCAAGTGCATTATCAAAGACCTTTTTCTCATCAGCACTAAGCTGGAGACCCGCAACTAACTCTTCGAATGTCTTTACTGCCATCTCTCCCTTATCCTTCCCAACTTCCCTTTCGGGGTCCGTGTGGGGTCCGGGTATGGGTCTTGCAACCGTTGATTGTTTATCCCGGCATCATCCCCGGACTTGGCGGTAGGGCCGGTTTCGGAGGACCACCAGCGCCCGGCTGGGGAGGTGCCCCCGGCTGAGACTGCGGTCCCTGCTGTGTCGCTTTGGCTTCTCCAACCTTGAGGATTGCAATTGCCTTCTGGACGTACGGTTGGAAGTTATCGTCCTGAATGCCCATCAGAATCTTTTCGACCGTCGAGACCGCCACGGAAACTGGACTCTTGCCCTGCTGCTGCATAGCATCCCCGATTCCGGGTCCAAAATTTGGACCTCCCGGGGGTCCCATCTGCGCCAGCACTTGAGGCGATACTGGCGGTTTGTCGATCATTGGCACGGGGGTTAGTTCTCCCCGTTCTGGAGCTTGCCGGTCTTCTGGTTGACGCTGGTTCCGCGAGGCATAACCGTGGTCTGGTCGCCTTCGTCAATGAAGGTTCCAACCTGCTCGAACATGCCCTTATTGAGAGACGGCGCCTTGTTTGGCTCGTGATGCCCGCCGCATCCAATCGGTGCCGCCATTCCCTTGCCCGTCTTTGACGCCATGTCAGCTTCCCTCGCTTTAGTTTTAAGGGCGGGATGGTTAGTCCCGCCCGGTTCCCTTGCCGGATACCCCGGCTATGGTTTAGCGTCCCTTCTTGCTACGGACCTTGTGACGCTTTTTGCCACGTCCCTTTGATTCAAGGTTGAACATGTCGGTCTCCTTTCCGGGTAATTCGCCCTGGGTTTTATTCGGCGCCCCCTGTCTTCTGGGGTGCTCGGCGGCCTCACACCGCGATACAATCAGCGATCCCCGAAGAAGATCCGGAGGTCTAGACTGACGTTGTTGCCGTCTGTCTGAAACAATCTTTATTCGAACCCGTGGAGTCTCGCAACAAGAATCGTCAATGAATGTCTATTTTTTCTTTCCCACGTTACTATTTATGTCCCTTTGCCCCGGGCTGTACGCCTGCTGCCGCCATTGCCTTTGCAGCATTAGCGGCTTCTTCCATAAGTTCGGCGTCGTTTTCTTTCTGATTAATGTTCCAATCCAATAGCTTGAACAGTTGTGGCCGAGATAAATCCCTGTTCTTGCGGAGAGCGAATCCAACTTGGATCTTGTCCTGTCTCTGAATGTTGAGAAGACTACCCTTTTCGCATTCGAAGTTATACCGGCGCACGAACGCTTCCGAAGCTGTCCCATCTGGAATCATTGTGCCAGGCGTATTGTCCATGTCTTCCTTCGTGAGACCTTCTTTTCCAAGCTTCTCTACGCGGTGCGCGGAGTCATAGAACTGCAAAGCGTCGGCCGTCCACATCTCTCCCACTTGATCGAGAGCGGTTTCCACGTTTCCTCCCATCATGCGGATATTCGTTGTCTTTCCGAACGTAATCCTGTCCATCGTGTCGCTGCCCGGGACTTGCTTCTTTCCGACAGCGTCATCCATGGCTGAAGCACCAGACGAGCGCTTCATAGCCTTCTCTACCATCTGGTAGACCGGAATAGGGTAGTTGCCGATGTTGGGTGGATTCTGCCATGCCGGAGCGGTAGCGGCATTCGAGTTGTACGAGACCTTCAAGTTTGGTTTGGACGAGTCGATCTGACGCAAGGCGTCCGGATGAATAGCTGACTTAGGCGCCATCAATGCCGGCCGCAGAGCCTTCTTGACGCAGTCAAGTACTCCGGCCATGATCTGGTTCAAGATGTCTTGCTGCCTTGTCCAAGGTCCGACTACGCTCATGGCGTATTCCTGCCACGGGACGTCATACAGGCCCAAGGTAACGAACGGTTTCTTGCGGTGATAGTAGGGGTTTGGCTCGTCGTAGAGAGTCACCCCATTCGACCTTATGATCAGGTGCCCACGAGGGTAGAGTTTCTGGCCAGGCTTTACCCAATATCCCCAAGGAGCCCCCTTTGGACCCATCCAAATTTCCCGGGACGACTCATTAAGCATGTCGTCCTTCATCCAGTATTCGGAGACTTCTGCCTTTGGGTAGACGCTATTTATGTTGGTCTTGTCGTTCCCTCCCATCAAACGCTTATAGCCCGGCGACAACTGCTGGAATAATTCAGGCATGACTGTCACGGGAGCCTGAGTGTCGACCGTGAACCGACTTCTCGCCTCTTCCGGACGAACCAGCTTGCCCATCTTCGGGTAGGCCCTCTTTATCCAGTTGAGAGTCCGGGTCTCCCTATAAATGACCAACTCGTCTTCCTGGATGTCCGATCCTTGTCCGAGCCTCAGAAGTGCTCTGGTCTTCAAGGCTTCTAGTGAGATGTCCGCATCCGAAGGGTCCCCTCCGTCTCCGCGGGCGAACGGATTCCAGTATAGTTTGGCCGGCGCCGTCGTGAGCATAGCGAACATTGTCCAGAACGCCATGCGCCGATTGAACTGCGAGGTCTTAGCCCATCCCCTTGCGAGGACGTTAAGGATCTTGGCGGTTTTTGAAAACTCTCCTTCGACCCCGATTTCCTTGATATGGAACGTTGGCTTTATGTCGGTGAGCAGCCCAATAGTTTCCCAGAAATTGTTGAGAACCTCGTTTGAAACCGGCTTCGAACGGTACGACGGCATATCCTGCTTCCACTGCAATCCAGCAAGATAGTCAATCGCGTCCTGCATGGCCTTGATTTCGGGTATCTCCTTCTGCATCCCGTTGGCTTCTTCATACGCTTGATCACAAAAGTCCCCAACCCTTTTGTAATATTCCACCAGATATTTAGTCTGGTTCTCCTCGGTTTTTGGAATCATTTCAGAGAGATCAAGCGGCATCAGATAGCCCCCACTTCAATTTGGGCTCGGAGATTCTCAATCTCACCCCTAAGCCGTTTGTTCTCAGATTCTAATAGGCAAATGTGTTTCCATATATTGGCGTGCTCGCGCATATGTCTGGAGCTATCGAAAAGCATTAGATTTTCGTCTCGATTGTCGCCCTTTATCCCGTTGATGTGATGAATGTGCTCCGATCTCTTTAACTGTCTACCGAGCCTTCTGGAAACCACGACTCTGTGCTCTGCTACATAATCATTCTTTTGATTAGAAAACCATTCCCTTTCCGTATCGGACAATTCGCTTATATGAATAAGAACATACCCGCCCGTTGCGATAGTTTTTCCACCCCTCCATTGAGGATGATGTTTGCCAGTATTCTTGCCCTGATAAGAACCTTGTTTTGACTTCACCAAGATCGACATTCTTGCCTTGAACTCGTCAGTTCTCCTCTTGCCGAAGTTGGGGCTATTTTCCCCCTTAACGGTCTTCTGATGCTCGTGATAGCAAGGCTTTCCGCAAAACTTCTTGCCCTTCTTTTGGAGGGTGAGAAGCATGGTTACGCCACAGAAGCCACAATGCCTCTCGATAAGACGCCCGTGAGACGGAGTGTTCTCATCCCCGCTCGAAATTGGAATCCGCTCTACGAATCCGAAGTCTGCCATGCTGGTCAATCGTATCTCTTAAAGAGGCGTTGTCGAAACAGGATTTTGATTAGAACCAGTTGTTTTCGAGTGCCATCCGTAAATTTTTCTCTACGTAAAGTTTCAATGGCAAGCTCTCGGACTTGGCCTTTTCCTCGGCATTGTCCCTCTGGTCTCCCAGGTCAACCACCACAAGTTTCCGGTTGAGCCCCTCGTATGCCTTCACTTCCTCAAGGGCTTTGCGCTCGTTTTCCTTGGCTTCCGTCTCCCGCAAGTGCATCGCGTAGATGACGCCAAACAGTTCCGCTGACGTCTTCGGCTTTTCATTGATAAGTTCCTTGATCCTCTGGATGTCTCCGGAAGGAACGATCATCACATCGCCCTCCGCGAGCATCGAAAGAATCCCGGCAACCGTTGAATTGAGCGTGGCCCCCATCTTTGCCTCAAGGATCGTCTTGTGCGCAATCGGCAAGGATACCTGCATCGTTGTGTGCCCGGTCTGGGTCGCAATGACTGGCGGACCAACGTTGAATTCCATTGTCGGCCGGAGGTTTTTGAACTCCATCACGTCGGTCCATAAATGCCCTGAAGGGTTGGACCTACAAACAAGCTTGTTGCCGCCGCTCGCTACGATCTGACTCTTGACCCCAGCTTCACGGCACGTCGGACACGAATACTGCGTTGCTACATCACCCATCTCGATCTCCTCACTCATACATCCATGCTTCCGGATTTTCTTCCATTTCTTCTTCGCGCTGGTCGTACTCCGCAATCATCTGCGAAGTTATTTCCTCTTCAGGGACTCCTTCATCGTAGTGGAGCTTGTGTGCGGTTCCCTCCTTGTCGTGAATTGGAGAGTGCGCTGTGTTCTGGTAGTCGGCCGGCACTGGGATCTTCTTTTCTCCTACCTTAAGAATCGCAGTAGCTCCGGCAATCCGCTCGATCCGTGATCCGATGATCTTGCTGGCCGTAAGTTCCGCCTGAGCCTGTGAGGTGGTTTCCAGTTGCAGCACGTTCTCCCGGTTGAACACGAAAAACTTGTTTGCACTCGGAGGTGGCGCGGCCGGCTTGTTGTGTCGTTCATTAACTTCCCCTTCGTGTCCGCAGTAGAGGGCAATCATCAAAGCCATAACAAAGTCGTCGTGAGCCCCGTCTCCATCCGCCTCCAAGTCATCCGAGAAGTCCCTGAATTCATCGATGGTGAACTTGCACGGAATGTCTATCATGTTCTCGCGCAGAGCCCGATCCATCTTTGAAACCAGAGCCCGCTTCGACTTGTAATCTGTCCACCATCCAACGATGTCTGTAATGAAGTGCTTCAGTCGGTCCATTCTTTTGAACCGATAAATGTCCTGGTATTCGTAGTCGCGCATGAGCAGTGTGTTTGTCACCATGCCCATCGAGTTGACTTCGACAGCCGCCAGAGCCTCGTTGTACCACCAGCAAACAGCTAGTACAATCTCCGCTAGTGGCTCCGGATTAATGAGCCCATGCCAGCACGCAACCATGGCATCTATTTCGTGTCCGCTACTCAACTTGACTACAGAGATGCAGGAGTAGTCTCCGCCTTCATTTCCTAGAGAAACGTCAACTCCAACGCAATACCTTTCTCCTCTAACTGGCCTTTCCCAAACACTGAATCTTTTCTCCTGTTCCGGGTACGGCAATTCGAATGTATCGTCGATTGCCTCCAATACTGGGACAGCCTTTCCTCGTTCGAAATCGTAGTAAATCTCTCCTAGCCATACCGGGTTCCTAGTTCGCTTGCTGTGCCTGTTTATCACTCCTCTCGGGAAAGCCGTAATAGCGGAACTCTGGAAGCTTTCTTCTGGCTCCGACGTGTACTCCTGCGCAAACATCATGTCGTCGCCATCGGTAGCGATGAACTCTTCTTTCTTTTTGCGCATCCAGTTGAACATATCTGGCTTTATGAGGTAGCTTTCCTTTTTGAACACCCGCTCCTTCATTTCGATCTCATCTTTCGTGAGAACGAATACTTCGGTCTTCAGGATCGGCATAGAGTAAGTTTTTTCGCGGCGGTAGAACGGAATGAATATCGGTTCCCAATCGACCTTGCCAGCCTCAGCCCGGCGCCACAGATTGTGCCATGCATCGTTCCTTCCGTTGGCCGTCGACTCCATGATGTAGAAACCATCCGGAGTGTTGAACGTTGGGAACAGGGCCTTCGACAACTGAGACAAGTCTTGCCAGAAAGCAAGCTCCGATAGTAGAGCCCGACCGAACGTCTTTCCGCGGCCGACACCCGAAGGCTTCCGTCCATTGTCGGCGTACACCCAAGTCTTTAGTCCCGGGCGAGTCTGGCGGAGTGTTTCGTCCTTCTCATCAAAGTTAATCAGAGCCCCTGTCTGCTTCTGCTTTATACGGGGGCGCATCCACCATGGGATAAAGTCCAAGGCCGACTCGTACATACTCATGATGAATGTCGACTGGTCTTCATCCTGGCCAACGATGATTGACGTAACATGCTCGGCAAAGATGGTCTTGTGAAAAAACTCGGCGCAGTTGTAAGTAGTAGAACCCATCTGCCGGGCTTTAAGAACCAGAGCCCTTACGCGACCTATTGTCCTCTCCAACTCCCGGTATCTCTCGCAAAGTATCTCCTGCGAGTCGAATAGAGGATAGAGACCCTTGAATCCTTCTTTTTCGTCGCGATAGGCGTAGTAATTAGAAATGAAATAACGCGCGTCTGTCATGCACTTCAGAAGCTCGTCATCTATCCATTGATTGTCGTCTTTGGAAAGCCGGGAGAGGGCTTCGTCATCGCTTCGATACCGCTCACGATGGATGTCCAGAATTTCTATTATTTCCTGCAAATAAGGATTGGCTCGGGTGATCTGCGAGGCCATGGCAAATCACTCCTCATCTTCTTCGTCATCATCCCCATCGTCGTCTTTGTCGCCACGGTCGATACTTTCAGGAACCCCAGCCACTTCCGGAGGCAACAGGTTATGCTCTGCCGCCTGCTTCCGTAACCTGCGAAGCCTCTCCTCTGTTGTCTCGGCCGCGCTCAAGTTGGCTACCTGCATGTTCTGACTAACGTTCACTTCAGCCAGAGGCGCCTTCGGTTGAACCTTTCCAATCATGTCCGTAACTAGCCTCATCGCCTCTATGCGAGTCGTCTTGTCCGGCCTGGTGACATGCTTCTTCTTACCCGTGTTGGGGTCCTGGATCTCGACTAACTCCGTCGCATCCAGCAACCCCTCCAGAGTCAACTTCGCCTTCGGGATGGCACTGACTACCATGCTCCTGATCGCAAAGTCCATTTCCGTTGTGCTGTTCTGAGCCCGGTACTCCTCGACCATCCTCACCGAATCCCGCACCGTTTCGATGGACACACGCTCGGCCTTTGCGATGTCCTCAAGAGGGACCTTGGCCTCACTCTTGATAAATCGCATCAAGTGGCGCGGGTCTCGGAAAGACCTCTTTCTCGGGAGTATCAGGGCTCTTGGCATCGGCTCCTAGAACGCGGCGATACGTTCGCCAAGAACGTTTGAGTACATATTCATGAAACCAAGTTGAGCCGAAAGCCGCATCTGTTCCGGGACCGGAAGTGCAAGGAAAACACTTCCGCCGATAAACGCGGTAAGCTTCTCGATCTTTGTATCCAACTCTGACTTCTCCGTTATTACTCTTTCCTGGTGAGGCTGCATGTTCTTACCTTTCGTACAGCAACTCCGCTGCCGGTTACTCGCTGTCTACTTCAACCGCCTTGGGCCTGAATTCAGGATCTGGAGCCGACATTCCCATGGCGCGTAGAATCTCAACCTTCTCGACGTCTATCAACTCCTGCTCGTCCCCGGTAACGTCAACAGAGCACATGCCTTCGTCTGGAGCGTCTGGCTCCGGAGGCTTCTCTTCGGTCCTGAAGTATTCCCATGGTGGAGTCGGGTAAGCTACCGCTGCCTGCCGGCGCTTCTCTCCGATAACATCCGGGATAGGCTGTTCTTCTGCGACCTGAGCCGCCGCCATATCGTTTATCTGGCGAAGCACCTGAAGGTCCCCGCGGTGAGCCTTCATCAACTCGACCGCCTCTCTGAGCGTAGCGTTGAGCCCGCAGAGCACCTCCCACGCCTTCCTAGTCCACGAGTAGACAAAGTAAGTTGTGGCTACCATGCCGACAAGGGCAAAGAATCCCGTAATCGCTAATGGCAAAATCTCCATGGTGTTGCTATTCACGGCCGTACCTCAGTCTCGTCTGGGCGAACGCCAACCATCTCCATCGAAGCCATCGCAAATGACTGCACCTTGTACGAGCACCCAGACTTCGGGTTCTTGCACATGTACTCGATGCACGTTACCGCACGGGCTCCCATAACGACCTTCATCGTCATCTTCTTCCCGCACTTATGACAAACGAGTTCGCCGGCCAGTAATGGCGACAAGTCCGGAGTCGACATGATAATCCTCACTTCTCTGCGAGATTCTCGCGCTTTGGTTTTGTGTGTTTTTCCAGTGGGTGAATCGATCCAGAGCGTCTTTCTTTTTTGTGAGAGAGACTCGGTCGACGAAGAATGTTCCGGTAAGATGATCGATCTCGTGTTGAACGATTCTAGCTATTTGATCCTGAAACGTATATGTGGATCTAATCCAAGGCTCGGCGGTACTTGAAGCTTCAACCTGAATAACTTCGAGCCTTGGAACTAAGCAGTGGTTGCCCGATGGCGGCAAGCTCGGACAACCCTCGTATGCCTCCAACTCCCGGCCATACATTTTCGTGATGTAAGGATTGATCAAATCTATTGTCTGGAACGGAGATGTTTCTACGATGATGAATGACTTGAATAATCCCACCTGGGGAGCAGCCAAGCCCACTCCTCCAGCCCTCCTCATGCATTGGATCATGTATCCTCGAAGCTTTTTGAGAGAGACGAATTCCTCTTCATGAACCGGCTGCGATTCCACGTTCACCACGGCAGGGCTATAGACCATCAACCGGAAGTTCTCCGAAAATTCCACCTGGTCACCTTGGAACAACGATGCTCGACTTTGCGGCCTTTTCTTTTGCGACGATTTCGGCCCGCATCAATAACTCAATAGCCTTTGGCAACGGAACAGAATTGGCAAAAGCCATCCGCTGGGCGTCCGCTTCCATCCATTGCTTGAGGTAGATTGCGTGGATTGAGCAGCGAGAGGAAGAAGTGCAGTTGCACTTACTGAATGTTTCGAGCCGCTTCCTGGCTTCCTTCGGCCAGTCAAAACCTTTCGGCCAGACATTCGGGAGAACGTAATCAGCTACAAAAGGTCCTACGCCGTCCGCTCTGACTCCAACGGCTCTCCCAATCATCATCATGCTTCGGTCCTGGCACTGCACCAAAGCAATAACGAATGCCACGTCTTCCCATTCTCCCGACTCGTCCGCCTGGACCTCAACCACTTTTACGGGCTCGACGTGGTGTTCCTTATTCTGGCGCCGGTCAATGATTTCAAAATTCGACAACGTAATCCCCCTTCACGCCATCGCGTCTAACGGTTTCGCCCGGGAGTAGGCAGTAGGCAACAACGAGAGTATCGTCGCCATCGGCAGGCTTGTCATACAAAACCACGCAACCGCCAACGACATCCACGCTTCCGCGCATCACCTCGACCTTGGAGCCAGACTTCAATTTCAAACTAACCATCAGTTCATCCTCTGCTTTTCTTTTCCAGCTTCGTCAACTATCTGGGACGCGGAAGCCGTCCTTAGATGCGAGACCGTTCTTGATCTAACGGAATCGTCGACGGCCAGAGTCGCCAATTT